CATTGAGCAACTGCTATTGCACGGAAAACCACTTACAGACAATCAGATAGACAGGTACACGAAAATGTGGATAGCAAACCGCAGATGGCATGAAACTTATTTTGCCGTCAAGATGGCACACAAGGCACTGGAGAGATCTCTGAAGCTATTAAGCGAATGCAGACGCAATAACAGGATTCCCATAGCTGTGATACAGCAGGTTTGCCTCAGCAGCAAACCATCGGTGGATGTCTACAACAGCCTGACCGTTCGGCTAGTAAAAGAGAAAATAATGTCACCAGATGTCTGGAGGGGAATCAAGGATGACAAGATTCCAGAATTTTCCAAGGTGCTGGAGTTTGCAGTGCCACATTTTTTAAACGATAAAACTAAAAACTTGAATGAGATCCAAGAAAACCATACTGATTCTTGGAACGGTATTAACGAAAGGGCATATGAAAAATCCATTTAAACGAGCATATTTTGTATGTGCGATGGTCAAGACGAGAAAGAAGGGTGCTAGCAGAATACAGGAGCATTTCCACAATGGCATCATCAACGTGCCGATCTTTCACAAGAAGGATTATACGTTGCTTAACAACCTGACAATGACCTTTGCCAGTAACATATCGAAACAAAAAGAGGATATAGAGATCAAGGAACTGGTGATTGTTTCATTGAATAAGGTATGACTTTAGAGTTTATCAGATACCCTAATGAAAGCGATCTGGATTTTGCATACAGGATCAGACAGGCAAGCAACAAGCTTGGTTATAAACTGTTGGATTCAAATGCTTGTGATCCAGAAAATACGATTCCCAGTGTGCAACTGAGGAAAATAACAACAGACAACGGTACGAGATATAAATATGAAACAAATAAGAAAAGGTAGTTTTTATTCACAGGATTCAGATGACGAACGGGTAATCGAAAAGATTAAACGGGAACTGGGTCAGGGTGACTGGAAAATCGACATGAAGCGTTCGGGTGCCATGGTCAAGTGGGTTGCTGAAAAGGATATTCCAATACAGGGACCACTATGAAACAGGGAACAGGATACAAGGACAAGCTGGTTGCCGTAATCAAGGGCTTGCGACTGGAGGAAGGATTCACCCTCAAGGAACTGCTCAAGAAACCACCGTCATATTATGAAAAGGTTGGACTGGATTTCCTCAGGCTGGCAGAGATTGGCATGAGAGAAATCAATCGGGTCGATCAGGTCCGACACGAGTCGGGTGAGGATTTCCAGAAAGAGAAACGTAAGCTAATCATGCAGATTCTGTTGGAACCAGAAGATCAGCCAGATTATCGGATCAATATAACAAAACTAATTGACGATTTTGAAAATCTTGTGAGACATAATCAGGACGAAATAAGGGACAAGGGAAAGAAGAACGGAAAAATATTTGGCATCTTTGGGAAGCAGTGATGGGCAGAGTCCATATTCTAACGAATGGTTGAACTGGGTTTGTCCAGCTGTTTCCCAATGCAGCGGTGCTTGACAATGACGAGAACAAGCATGATGATGAGCATCGAGACAGTTACTCGATAACACTCATACTAAGCAAAACCCCCAGTCAGATCGGCTGGGGGTTTTTTGCTTTAATAAGCAGAAAGGGGGGTCTATTGCATTCTCAGCAGACCCCCCTATCGACAAGTTAACTTTTTCATATGCTTGCATTATACACTAACTGTCAACTATTCGTAAAATATGATCATGTTTTTGTTGACTATGCTCATGCATATGATCATATTGGAGTCTATGAAAAAAATCACAGACAAGGAACTATTCGATGAGATCTTTGCAGATCTTGATTTAGAGGCTGCTCACGATCTTTTAACTGAAGAAGAGGTAGATGACCTGTTCGAGCGTGAGAAAGCCCGTTTACGGGTGTCTCAGGGGCATTCTCGCTATGACGAGGATGGTGACATTTCGGCAATGATGGAGTTGACCATCAGCTAAAATTAAGAAACATCAACGAAAGGTACTATGCACGACTATATATGCGATATCGAGACTGCCCCAGATCCTGAGGTAATCGAGAAAATCAACAAGTTCTATCCATTCCGACCAGAGGACGTTAATCGAGATCCTCGCTGGAAGGATGAGACTTATGAACGCAAGGTAGAAGAGGCACGGAATAACCACCTGCCCAAGATGCTGGATAAGGCACAGCTTGATCCAGCATTATCTTTTATCTGCTCGTTTGGCTTGCTGCACATTGACAGTGATGAGCCAAAACTGAGGTTCACATTTAATCCAGATGAAGAGAAGGATGCTCTGGAGTGGATCTTCGACAAGATGAACAGCAGGATTGAGCCGATTCGGGTTATTGGATATAATCTGATGGATTTCGATCTGGAGTTCATTTGGAGACGGGCATGGCATCACCGCATAAAACCACCCATGCGGATGAGGAAGGGACGGTACTGGAATGCTGAACGGGTCGTGGACCTGATGGATGAATTTGCATTCAACAATTCCAAGAACCCGTGGCTTTCACTAGAGAAGGTGGTCAGGATACTGGAGATCGAATGCCCAGAACGCCCACAGGGTATTACTGGAAAGGATTTCTGGAACCTGATCAGCAGCGGTGACCCAATCGAGCGTGGCATGGGTGATGCCTATGCACGTTCAGATCTCTTCGAGGAAAGGGATCTCGCACGAATCATTTTATAGGACACGAGTGTTCGAGTAACATAACCCACTTAGACCTATGAAAGAAAAACAAGAAAAACCAAAAAAAATCAATCGAGTCCGACTGGGTGGAGGTGGACCCTACGTTGACAAGGAAACCTTTGATGAGATCCACAGGCGTAAAGAGGCTGAGGAAATCTCAATCGGCAAGGTGATCGACAGGGCAATCGCTGCCACCAAGAAGGACTAATCTATTAACATCAAATAAATCAAAATTATGTCACAAAGCAAAATAACTGAAGTGCAGCCGAATGGTTCATTCGTTTACCAACAAGGACCACTGGCTGGAAAAACTGGATACGGGTTCATCTACAAGTTTGAAGATGGAACCGATGGTCGTTGTGTACACATGACCGAACAACCGAAGTTCAATGTTGGAGACACCGTTGAAATCGAAGAGGCTGGAAACGATCCTCAGGGCAACCGTAAGGTCAAACTGAGCAGACAGGGAGGTGGAAACTTCCGTGGAGGTTCTGGTGGAGGTGGTTACGATGGTGGTGTCGGTGTCGTGTGTGGCATGGCAAGTAAAGAAGCAGTCCGAATGCTTTGTTATAACAAGGCAAAACCTCTCAAGGGAGAAAGCCTAAGGGCGTTTATTGTCAGGATTGGTTCTGAGATCGTTGAAGCTGATCAGGACTTAGTGAAAAAGTACACTCCTGCAAAGCCAGCATCGCAACAGCAACAGTCCAACCAGAACCAGTCCCAACCTGAACAGCAGGATGAGGACGACATGTTCGATGAGGACGATGTTCCGTTCTGAGACGGTGACAAATCGAGGATAATAATATGAGCAAAACCAAGGAAGAGTCTAGAAATAGCATCCTTGCCAAACCACTTGAGATCACCCCTGCCATGTTCGATGGCAAGGGTGTGATCGAGTTGGTGGATAATCTGGACAAGGATCTGCGTTCCATCGTGCTCGATGGGACTACGGCAAAAGGTCGTCAGGAATGTGTTTCACTGGCAGCGAATGTCAGGAGTTCAAAAGTGCACATTGACAAGGTCGGTGCGGAACTCGTCAAGCCTCTCAAGGACAAGGCTAAGATCATTGATGTCCAGCGAAAGCAAGTCAGGGATAAACTTGATGCACTTGCCGTTTACCTCAGGCAACCAGCAACCGACTGGGAAACGTCTGAGGCAAAGCGTAAGGACAGTCATCGTAAGGCATTGCAGGACATCCTCAAGTTGAAGGACAATGTCGAGTTCATGGGTATCAACCAGATCATGGACCGCATTACCAGCTTGGAAGGATACAAGACGTACAACTTCGAGGAATACTCCAATGATGCCAAGAGTTACATCACAGGCATCGAGGTTGCTCTTAACGGTGCTCTGGCTAATGCCAAGAAGCGTGAAGAGGATGCAAAGGAACTGGAACGGTTACGCAGGGAGAAAGCGGAACGTGAAGCAGCTGAAGCTAAGAAGGCAGCTGCAACACCTACACCTCTAGCACCTGAGGTTCCTGTTAAGCCGTATGCGGAATCAGTCGAACCAGAGAAACCGTTGCCACCAGAGGATGTGCCAGTAATGCCACATGCTCAAGCACAGGATGCCCGTGGACCTGCACCGACAACACCCAAACCAGTGAACAATTCCCGTGAACACATGAGGCAGGTGCACAACGAGGTTGTGGATACGCTCATGCGTTTGACTCCACTGGATCAGGCAAGTGCACAAGCTGTTGTAGTTGCCATCGTAACGAAGAAAATTCCACATGTATCAATAAGCTATGAAACAGATTAAGATTGCGATTGATCCCGGCAAGACAGGTGCTTTGGCAGTACGCTACCCAGAGGGAACTGTCGATGTTTTCAAGTACAAGAGCGAGGCAGACATGAGAGACTCGTTAGCTGAAATAAAACGCTATGCTAGTACGGAAAAATATCGGCTTTCTGCTGTGCTTGAAAAAGTCCGTTCCAGCCCACAGCAGGGTGTGACATCAGCTTTCACATTCGGATGGAATTACGGGTTCTGGAGAGGTCTTCTACAGGCATACAGGATTTCATTCCGTGAGGTTCGTCCACAGGACTGGCAGAAGGGTCTTGTGCCAGCTAAAAAACAGAAAGGCGAACGCAAGCATGCTTTAAAGCAGATTGCAGAGGAACGGTTCCCAGAACTGAAAGTAACTTTAGCTACAGCAGATGCACTGCTGATGCTGGACAATGCATAACATCAACGCAAAATAAATGAAAAGAGATCACATATACAAGAAGGTTGCTGTAACTCCGAAGAAAACGGTCATTCACTTCAAGCTGTTTGAGAATGATCCGTTTGAGCGGATTGCAGTACACGACACCGCACTGCCAGCTGAGGCAGCAGCACACCTACAGGCATTCGTTGAAATCATCATCAAGGAAGGTGAGGACAAAATCAAGGCTGATGACCGTCAGGAACGTATCGATTTCTCTGATGACGAGATCGAGGACGATTTTCCTGAGGAAGATCCTGATGTTGAGGAAGTCGAGGATGCCGAAGAAAGCATCATCACTGAGGATGATGGAATGGAAGAAGAGGAGTCTCCAGAAGAGGAACCAGTGGACTTCACCAACGAACCGCTACCAGTAATCGAGAACACCGAAATGCCTGACTATCGGGCAATGACCAAGGAGCACCTGATCTGGTACGTTAACAACTCAGAGAAGGATGTTTTAATTGAGGACGTGAAGTTTAACTTCAGCAAGAACCTCAGCCCAGATGCCAGTCTGGAAGTAATTCGTGAGCAGGTGATTGAACTTGCTGCGAAAGAACTCAAGTGGAAATAGCTTGGGGCATACATATCTGACGGGGGAGGGCTGGACCTCCCTTCCCCGTCTTAATCACAGAAAACAATGGACGCACAATCAGTTAAGGTAAAATTGCTGGCACAAATAATACCCGTGCTGGAACATCTCTTCCCAGAAGGAGTCGTCAAAGGGAAGATTTTTTATATTGGCAACATCGAGGGAGAGAAGGGCAATAGCCTACACGTCATGCTCGATGGTGAAGCAGCTGGTGGATTCAAGGACCATGCAACTGGCGAGACTGGTGACATCTATACTCTATGGATGAAAAGTCGCAACATCTCGTTCGTTGATGCACTGGATCAGGCAAAGAGATTTCTTGGCATAACCGAAGTCAGGAAGGTGATGGAATCCAAACCAAAGGGATACGACAACAAGGTCATGGGTTCGATGTCTGGTACACCTGCACACAAGTATCTAAATGATCGAGGAATATCGGATCAAACCCTGAAGAGGTATAAGGTTCGTATTCACCCAGACGCTACAAATCCAGCATATGCATTCCAGTACATGACCTGTGAAGGCGAGAGGGCACATGTGAAGTATTGTTCGCTTGCCCGTGATGATCGTGGCAGGAAGAAGATCTGGAGCACACCACCGTTCCCGACACTGTGGGGATGGTGGACCGTCACACCGCATGACCGTAGCGTTATCATCACTGAGGGTGAGATCGATGCCATGACACTTTACCAGATGAATCCAGACATGCCAGTTATGTCCATGCATTCGGGCACTGGCAACCTGAACTGGATCGATAATGACTACCATGCACTGAACCAGTTCGAGACGATCTATCTGGTGACAGACAGGGATGATGCAGGAGACAAGTGTGCTGAGGAAGTCAGCAAGAGACTGGGACAGGCACGGGTAATGCGTGTGCCGATCCCGATGCCGTACAATGATGTCAATGATGCATTCATGTCTGGGGATGAACGCATGGTGGAATGGACGAATCTGCTGGAGAAGGCATACTTCTACACCCCAGAGACGATACGCAAGCCAAGCAGTTTTGTGAAGGAAGCGAAGCGGTATGTGGCGAAAGCTAAGAAGGAGAAGGAACACAATACGTTCATGTTCCCCAGTGTGCCGTTTGCGTACAGGGATGGTGAGACGACTATCGTGTCAGGAGAGCCGGGGCACGGCAAGTCCGACTGGCTATACCAGTCCCACATCCACGAGATGCACATGGGCAAGAAGGTCATGATCTGCTCACTGGAGATCCCCCCTGCCAAGATGCTTGCAATCCTCGTGCAACAGAAGGTCGGTGGTGAACCTACCGATGAACAGATCGACACCACTGCCAAGTGGCTTGATGAGAAGATGGTTTACCATTCAGGCAAATCACCACGAGGTGCAGACTTCAGCCTCAAGTGGGAGGAACTTCTCGATGACATGGAGTACGCCTACAGGCGTTATGGCATAACACGGTTCGTGATCGATTCACTGCACTTCTTGGTAATGAAGGACGACTATGAGAAGCAGGACAAGATCACAGTCCAGCTGCAACAGTTTAACCTGAACCACAACACGCACACGGCATTGGTCGCACACTCCAATCTCAAGGGCAGGAAGGAAGGATCAATACCCAGTCGCCACGATGTCGAGGGATCTGGTGGGATGATCAAGCCAATCGATAACGGGATCACGATCTGGAGACACGAGGAAAAGCAGAGCAGGGTACAAGATCCAGACAAGTACGACACCACACTGGAGAAGGCAGAAGCACTACATGACGGTGTGATGAAGATCTGGAAGCAGCGTGAGACTGGCGACCATGGCACATGGAAAATGTATTTTGATAAGGGTAGCAGGACATTCAGGATGCAAAGCTACGGAATGAAGCACTTCTTCAGCCGAACCACACAAGATGAAGAGAAACCAGAATTGGAACAGGGGGAATTCTAATGCCAAAAAGCAAGAGAACTTATCGGTACAGGGAACTGCATAGCTGTGCAGGAACATTTGAAATCGAATCGTGGAGCACCAAGGACAAGTACTTTGTCGATATATGGGACAAGGAGGGCAACGGATCTTGCTCGTGCAAGGATTTCAACACCAGATGCCTTCCGAACTGGAAGGACAACGGGCATCAGATCGTGGACTATGGGACCACTGGCAGACCCAATCCGAAGCGTACCCAGTGCCGACACCTAAAATTCCTCTGCTGGGCAAATGCCAACAAAGTCAGGGCTGAGTGCTACAAGCAGCATAGGATGTGCAAGCAATGAAGAAACGCACCAGACGGCAGATCATGGCTGCAACAGCCAAGAGAATGAGGGGTGTCAAGGTATCATTCAGGATGGACCCAGAGAAGTTTGAGTCACGGGTGAGCGGAATCGTTGAATATGCCAAGGTAGGTGAGGTTCACGAACCATCAGGGTTGCTTGGATACGAGGTGAAAGTGCGTGGAAAGTCAGGGAAACTGGTCACTATAGACGACAATGTCCATTTTATGACCATATACTGGGACAGCAAGAGAAGGTGAAATTATTCATCGGCAGATCAATGTGCTATAATCTGCCCAAATGGATAACGAATCACCTGCTATTGGCTCAATTCCCCAGACTCCCGAACTTAATGAATCGCTCGAAGGAACCGAACCTGCGATACGGGATGCTATGCATGCACGAGAAATCCTCAAGGGGATGTTCGATGCAAATGACGAACGGGTAAAGTTAGCTGCCAAGATCCGATCTAAGGCAGACGGCATAGATCCACCGTTGAGTTCAGCAAAGCTGGCTGAGGAAGGTAAGAAGCATAAACGGAATTATTCCACGGGCTTTCTGGGTACTATCATTCAGCGAATCGTGCCACGTCTGGTCATGCGAGTTAAGGCAACTCCGTACCTGACAGCAGCCAAGTTCCCTGTAGACAAGGTTCCCAACTCTGATCTGAAGACTGAGGTTTTCAGGAGTGTTGTGACTGACACTATCAGGAAATGGGAGGGATGGCATTTCTTCCTGTACGAACTGGCAGACAACAATGTGAAGTTCGGCAAGGCATTTGTCGCATATGATGACGAGATGGACTGGCGACCAAATGTCGAGCGGATCGATGATGCAGTTGTTCCGAACGGTGCCAAGCAGGGAATGACTCCAGACTATTTCGGTATCAGGAGAGAGTATTCTGTATCTGAGGCATATGAGTATATTGCCAATGAGGAACTGGCAAGGGAAGCTGGATGGGATATCGAGAACATGCGTATGGCAATCAACAAGGCAAAGCCGATCAGGGAGGATGACGAGCAGCCGACAGAAGAACGTGCCATCGATGTGCAGGACGTGGAACTGGAATCCATCAAGCCAGAGAATTTTACGATAGACTGGAATGCTATCAAGATGGAGATCCTGTATGCCAAGGAATATGACGGCAGGGTATCTATGATGGTCATCGAGGGTGATTCTGGAGATGAACTATTCTATCAGGAAGGCATGTACAACTCGATGAAGGATGTCGTGCAGCCTGTGTGTTATGACATCGGCAACGGTAAGATCTACGGATCGATGGGTGCTGGGGATATGCTCTATGACATGGCATTGAACATCGAGAAGTCCCGTAACAAGGCACAGGACCAGTTGGATAACAGGGGCAAGTTCATCCTCACGGTAAAGGACGCAACAGACCTGAACACGGTCAAGACGCACGTCACGGACGAATACATTTATGTGGCAGGAGCAACCGTTATAGGTGGCAACAACTCTCTGCCAGACAATGCTGAGGCATTCATCACGACAGACCGTTACCTGCGTGGTCTGGCTGAGGAAAAGGTCGGTGCCTTCACTCCAGATTCAATGGCATCGGACAAGACTGCAACCCAGTCCCAGATTGATGCCCTGAAGGAAGCTGAGACACGGGATGCAAAACTGGATTACTGGCTAACCTACATTGGTCATATCATTGCGATGATGGTCCGTAGGATGATGGACCCGACAACTCTGGACAGGGAAGCACAGTTGGCACAGGCACGGTGTCTCGAAGTAATGAACCGTCAGGAACTGATGCTGCTGGCGATGCAACCACCTGCCACTACAGGACTTGACTGGACCGATCTGGACCGCAACAAGAAGATCACTTTCCTCTCATCGAAACTGGGGAATCCTGCATGGAACCAGTACTGGCTAGAGCGAACCATCTCCATCCTTACCGTAGGTAAAGAGATGACAGATCAGGGATTGCTGCCAGAGGGTGACCAAACCCAGATGATCGAGGCTACAAGGCAGCAGCAGGATGAATCGTTCACCATGTCTGCAACTGGCACTCCTGTACTTGTCTCACCACGAGACGAGCATGTCATTCATATGCAATCTCTTTCGGGTGAGAGAGATCCAGCAACACAGATGTGGACAGGACAACTCTACAGCATGATAGCTGAAGGCAATACGAACGGTGCTGCTGCTGCTCTTGAACATTACCAGCAACATTATATGATGGCAACTCAGCAGGAACTGCTTGGTGAGTACGAGAATGTTGCCAAGGCATTCATGAGTGATGCTCGTAAATCAATTGAACAGACGATGCAAGCTGTAGCAGCTGCAACAGGAGCAGGACCAATTCAATAATAAAAGGATAGTAACCATGGCTAAAAAAGATCCACGTCTTGCTAGAGTAGGAGTATCAGGCTATAACAAACCAAAACGTACCCCTAGTCATCCAAAGAAATCTCATGTAGTTGTAGCTAAACAAGGTGACAAGGTGAAGACGATTCGCTTTGGGCAACAGGGAGTTAAGGGTTCACCCAAAAAAAGTGGAGAATCCGAAGCATATCGTAAAAGACGGGAATCATTTAAAGCCCGTCACTCCAAGAATATTGCTAAAGGAAAACTTTCAGCAGCATATTGGGCAAACAAAGTAAAGTGGTAGCAGAATTTTTTAGTTAATAACGGTAAACAAATCACAACGATATATGGAAAAAACAGAACTGACCGAAGGGGCACGGGCAAAACTCCGTGAGTTGCTTCATTCGCCAGAGGGCTATGAGATTAAGCGATTCATGGGCAGGTTGAAACCCTTGTCGAATATTGCTGATGACCATCACCCACTCGAAGTGGCTGCATTGACAGGTGCTAGAGCAAAAGGATGGGAAGAATACGAACGGACGCTGGAAGATATTTCGGACCCCAACTACGGGGAAAACAATAACCTAAAATAGTATAGTGATGGATAAAGACGGTATGGACACAAAACAGATCAAGCGTAACGCTGGAGAGGATGAGTTAACTCTTTCGATGGCAGATGCATTTGATCATCTGGACAAAACAGGCGAATTGCCTGAAGACCTTCAGTTAAAGAAGGAGGAACCACCAGTAGACCCAGATGTTTCTGAAAAAACTGGAAGGAAAGTACCTCAGGCAGAGGAGGAAAAACCACCTGAACCTGAAGCCGAACCAGAACCCGAACCTGAGCCTGAGCCAGAACCCGAACCTGAGCCAGAACCCGAACCTGAACCTGAGCCAGTGGAAGAAGAGGAACCCAGCTATGAACTGGACGAACTCAACAAGTTGGCAGGTGATGAGGAGGAATTGAAGAAACCTGAGCACAGTCGGGCAGATGACGATGATGCCAAGGAGGAGATCGAGGAGATTCGCAAGAACCCACATACACCTGAGAAGACCAAGAAGGGAATCGACAGGCTGCTGGGTAACAACAATCGGTTGAAGAAGTTTCTTGAGGAAGAACGAGGCAAGGTTGCGACCCTTCAAGCTGAGGTTGAAAGCCTGAAGAACGCCCAGCCACAAGAGAATCCAATCTCTGAGTAGGAACGGCATGAGTTGAATATGCTCCGAATGAAACATAACATTGGCAGCGATGAAACCATTCGGAAGAATTATGACGAACCGATTTCTGCAACTGAGAAGAAAATCTACGGTATCGTTGATCGGGCATTGCCAGATGATCAGGCAAAGCAGGTCAAGGAAATGGGCTTCGAGAATTTCGCACGGAGATTCCCGACAGCTTACAAGGAACTGCTCACGAATTTGCAGGAAGATAGTCCACTTGATGCAAGTATCCTCAGTTCATCGGTCAACGATCTGGTGACATTGAGATCCTCCCGTGAGGCAGCTGTCGAGAAGATGACTTCTGATGCAGATGATTATTTCAAGAATCAGGAACAGGCAATTGCTCAGGCAATGGAGAAGCGTAAAGCTGATCTGGAGCAATTGAAGCAGGACACCTACAATGAACTGATTGCTACCAATCCATTATATGCGGATATTCCGACCAAGGGACTGGCTGGAGAAGAACTGGAACTGGCTAACCGTGAAAACAAACTCAGGGCTGGATACAGGAATATGGCACAGGAGTTTATCAATGTGAATACTGTCGATGGGCAGAAGAAGATGATCGCTTATGCCACATTGAGTTTCAGGCTGGCAGACAGGGTTAAGCAGCTTGCTGCCAGAATCAAACAGCTGGAAGCTGGCAAAAAGGACGTGGTCGATGCCCGTAAATTGAGAAAGGGCAAGGAGACTCCAGCTGCCAAGGAGGAACCACCTCCTGCACCTGTTTCATTTGGTGAAGCACTGGATCAGGCTGCAAACAGAAGTCCGATAAGCCCATTGAGGTCAACACGTTCAGTCCCACGATAAGCCATGACCACAATCAATCTTTCAGAAATAGTCGTCTCTTGGATTGAGCGAGTAGGGGTTGATGATGCCCTGAAGGAACTCCAAGAGAAACTTGGCAAGAAATACGCACCAGCAACACTCAAAAGCTGGAAGCAAGGGAATGTAGATCCACCACTAGCTGTTGCCCAAATGGTGATGGACGGGGGGAGGATCGATTGGTCCTCCCCCGAAACCCTTTTTGACGGGTCGAAGGTATACATCATATCTCCCGTATATGATCGGGTTTCGTTTCTGATGTACAAGGCAACCCACATTCTGCGGTATCGGTATGAGAAGCAGCTGGGTATTTTGACCATGATGGGCAGCGAACTTGCCCTGTTACGCAACAAGCTGGCAGATAAGTTCCTGACAACAGATGCCGAATGGGCACTATGGTTGGATTCGGATATGGCACCACCTATGGGGTATCCAGCAGAATCCCAGAAATGGGGAGCAGATTTTGCTCAGGAGTTCAATGAGGTCGATGTGATCGAGAAGTTGATGAGCCACGGGAAGACCATTGTCAGTGCAGTGTACTATGACAGGTATGGAACAGGCATCCCCATGTTTGAGCAGGGAAGAAATGATCCAGCACTTGCAGCCAGACTCAGGCAGGGACCACGCAATGAACTGATGACAACCGACTGGGTTGGTGCAGGATGCTGCCTCGTGCATCGGAAGGTGTATGAGGACATGCTGGAAAAAATTCCTGAGATTCGCAAACCGAACGAACAGACACCGAATGGATATTATACCCCAATTGAAAACGGATACGGTGAGGATACTTCATTTTGCATTCGTGCTAAAACCATTGGGCATCAATCCCATGTGGATCTGGGGTGTATATGTGGGCATGTGGGCGAAATCGCCCATTTTAACAAGAAGATTCGATAGGAGGAAAAAATTATTCATCAACGAATCAATATGCTATAATCCATAAAACGGAAGTAAGTGGGTTCGCCACCACATTAGCTGTAATATATCTCTCAGCGTTCAGCTAGCTGGGAACAAGGAATGGTGAAAATACGTCCATCCACCGTGGACAGACTCAGACGTGTCATGGACTGTCAGCACTTCGGCTGATCGTTCTAGATACATAACCTTATTCTAAGGAGATATTTTACTATGGCTTGTGTTGATCCAACCACTGTATCCAGTCTTGTTGCACAACAGGTGCCTCAGGTACAGGAAAAGATTAACTACTGGATTATGGTGCATTCACCGTTCGCTAATGTTGTCAATGGTGATACATTTGAATCCAATCAGGGTGATGACATCATCAATGCGGTGACCAACCGTGTGGCACCGGGACATTCGCTCACACGTCCAGTGTTCGTGAATCGTGCCAATGCATGTGGACTTGCTCCATCGCAGGATAAGTTCGGTCAGACTCTCTTCACTGCCACAATGCAGACCCTCCGTGGTCGTGGTCCAGACGTTTGCGTGAAGCAAGCAGTCTCCACTGTGAAGAGTTCCTATGAATCTGCCGAAGACTCCCTGAAGGACAATGTTTCCAATCTGGTCAATGTCGATATCCGTGCCCAGCTGCACGATCTGTCGGGCGTGAAGATGGTTGCCAGATCTGGTGAACAGTTCGAGGACTTGCTCTCTGGTGGTCTTAATCAGATTGCCGTTGACTACAATGGTCTGACACCAGACTCCCCGATGTCCTTCGTGGCACTTGAACTGCTCACGCAGTACATGACCGACATCCTCAAGCTGAAGATGTTCGCTAGCGGTGCCAATGCACACTTCCGTGTTATCACTGGTCGTGCCCAGAACAGCATTTTCCGTAATGAAGCGAACCCGAATCAGAACCTCTTAGGTGCTATGCAGGGTTCCTATACTGACGGCAAGAACTCCCTCTGGGGATTTGCATGGACCGACCTGACCTACCGTGGCATTGCCCTTGGTATCGATGAGGAACCACTACGTTTCAACTGTCTCGATGACGATGGTAATCCTATCTTTATTGAGCCGATCATTGAAACTGCTGGTGACCGTGGATTCAATGGTATATCCAATCCAGAATGGCAGAATGCCAAGTATGAAGTCGGATTCTGCATTGCTCCGAACAACTTCACCCGTTACGTCCCAGCACGTTATGTCGGTGAAGGTACGTTCCGCTTCGCACCCCAGATGTCTGGTGGTGAACTGGAGTGGTTCTACAGCAAGGATTGCAATAATGAATACGGGGATGTCGGACACCACCACTACGAAATCGAACGTGCGTACAGTGCCCAACAGCCACATGCTGTTATTCCATTCATTTACCTCAGGGAAAAGTCCAATACAGGACTGGTTGCTGGTACTGCTTACAGCAATACCGATACTTGCCCAGCAGGTTAATTGTTCTACTCGTGGCACCTTCGGGTGCCACCTCTAGAACAATTGCCTGTTATGGAATATTTCGTTGTGATAAGTACCGTTAAATCACTTGCCTTGCCCCGACCTATCACGGGGCAGGGCATTCTTTCATTATGAACACCTCAGAATTTACCGAAGTAAGGATATTGCGTCAGGTTGCCATGGATTTGGGGCAGGACGTAAGTGGACTAGATACCTACGCAACCATGTTGCAAGCAATCCTCAGGGGGCTGGGGGGCACTCCTGAGCGTTTTGATACACCAGTTAAAACATGGAGAAAGATTCTGGAAATCTATGGTGGTACATGGGAATGGGCAGATCATGAATGGAAACTGATCTACAAGCTATGTGTTATTCTGAACACGGATCGTAGTGTAGCATACACAAGACCAAGATTAATTCATTTTTTGTATTCGTCTGGTAAGCTGGTTCCACCAAGTGTTGGACCAACTCCACCAACTCCACCAACTCCACCCGTGTTTGATCCCGGCATTATTACTGAACCATTTATTGAGGGTTCTGGCACGAATGCATTCGCCACATTTACTGGCGATCTGTACGGGTTCACTGGCACATCTGACAATGATTCGGTTGCAATGATCAATCAGGATGTCAGCATAAATGTTAAGCAGCAGAATAACAAGATCACATTTACCATCGACAGCATAACTGATGGTGGTGCAGTGGCAGTTGATATTATCTCAACATCAGATGTCACTACTGGCAATGGGACCAGCAAGACAAGACCTACGAAAAAGAATAAAGGGACAAAGGATAAGGACCGATTCATTGCATCCTCTGCTGGCGACTATGAAGTGTACATAGATGTAGAGTCAGAAGATGTTGGCGAATCCCTGTATGTTCGATTCACAGTTCTGGGCGATGGCATAGTTGTGACCGTAAGTGATGTTGCCATATTCCCACAGGGAGATTACGACTTAGCACTTGATCGCTTGATGCACTGGACATGGAGTGAAGCAACTGGAACAGGTGACAGGGTGGATATTGTCAATAGTCGTGTATTAAAGCCAAGTGCTTCACTGACTCGCACTGTAAGTCCTATTGGATACGCTATTGATTGGGCTGCATCCAGTTTTTCTGGCCTATGTCCATTACAGAATAACGAGAACACTGGGGACGAGGACGAGTTTGACTTTGCGTGGGACTTTACACGCCACACCGTATCCTTCCTGTATAAGCGTAATGGGACTCCACCAACTTCAGAGATGGTTTTCTCCTGTCAAGCTGCTGCTACTTCTGATTTTTGCCCATATTGTTATATTACTTCAGGTGGTAATGTGGTCTACTTCTTCCATGATCTAGGCGGTGGGACGCAAACAAGCTATTTCGTAGGTCAGATTAATGTTTGTGATAATGCGTGGCACTTGATTACCATTACTTATGAAGGTGATGAGAATCCCGGCATGAGGTGTTGGGTTGATAATGTGGAGGATACCAGCACTATATCTGTGGACTTCACTGGCCGTGGACCTGATGATGTTGCGTTCAGGGATGCTTCCATCTTCAATCTTGCTGGACGTTATGATGCGGGAACTCTGCAACCTGTTGCTGGTTACTTAGGTGATTTGATTCTTTGGGAGAGAGTGCTAAGTCCTAGTGCAATCTTTGCCCTGTATAATAGTGGTAGTTTCCTGACGGCAGCGAATATTGCTGCGACTGCCAAGACCTATGCAGCAAATGAATGGGACGATCCGGGTGATGTTATATGGAGTGGTCTATCCCAACCAGATGATCGTCTTGTCAGGTGGCAGGATGCATCTATTTCCACTTATGGTTTCCAGCGTGATTCCAAAGGCCCATGGGGTGGTTACTTCACTCTCAATACTGGTAGTGAAATCGCCCTTCGTGAAGACCAATATGCTGCTCTGGCATTCAGGGCTTGGCAGGTTGACTTCGATGTTAATTATCTTGACCTGAATGGTGGTGACAATTTTGCATTCCAATTCCACAGGACAAATACTGCGGTTGACGACAACAACGCTCTTACTGGTACAGTCTTCGGAACTTTATCCGATGCAGTTGGCGGTGTTATATCTGGCTCAGAGTTCCAGATAACTACTCCCGGTGCGAAGCAGATTGTGGCAGACCTTGGTAACCCATCAACCAACACTAAAATATATGCCATGTTTGAAGCTGGGTCTACTTCTATGACATGGGCTTTTGATAATTTCAGGCTTACTGATGTAACCCCACTGCAAAATAACGCAATCACGGGTCTGGCAACCATCAACGGTAATAACTGGGTAAAGCAGTACGCTACACCAACATTTTACGAATCAGGTGAAAACGGATTCCGTATCGGGTCAACTTCTTCTTCAACAGGAGATCATTTGCTTGATGAGGATATTCGGTCATCTGCTGGTGGCAGTCTGACGGGCAAGACCCTGCAAATAACCTTTAACTATGAGATATTTAATTCTGGGGTAGTTGACTGCGGTTTTGTGGATGGTGCTGGTTCCCCTTCGTTTTCTCCCGGTGCTACAGGTCATGGTAGTATTACCAATCCTGTTGGTTGTACGGTAGAAGGTACTGGCACTAATCAGAGGGTAAGATTAAGCAATACTGGTGGTGGTGTTACTGCCTGTTCGTTTGATGTAACCAGCTTGGAGAACGGTAATAATGTATGGTTCCAGTTTGACGGAGGTATTACTGGAAGGATGATTATAACAGATTTTCAAATTACGGATATAACTTAATGAGGTATATTATGGCATTCAGTCTTATATTCGTGGTAATGCTTTGCGGCTTTACCACTTGTGCTCCACGACACCAGAAGGGTGGTGGTGCAACGACTGATGTCAGACCATCTGTTGCACCAGCAACGAAACCAGCTGAGATAAACCTTCCTGAAAATGTTAACTTTGTTGGTGGACCCGATCTGCACATGGGTATCAATCAGCCAGAGAATCCAGAGGGCATATCAACCATGTCCAGCAAACAGACAACCACCACAATTTATCCTGATGGAGTAGTGGTCATATCGAATACTGAAACATCATCCGCAATCGGTGGATCTCAAAAGCTGGCAGAGATCATGAAGGAATACTTCAGGTCAGATTATTTCAAAGGATTGCTATTTGCCATGGGACTAGCGATAGCATCATGGATGTCATACAGGAACAAGTGGCCTTTGGCAGCAGGGATATTCATGGCAGGTGCCATTGCCAGTATCATGGTCACATGGTGGTTGGGAGCATTGTCAGCACTTGCAGTAGCTACTTTGTATGTCGGATTTAAAATGGGATTACCAATACCGCCAGAAATAATATAATGACAGAGGAACTACATAAGCGTATCAATGAGAACGAGAGGCAGATCGGGGAACTGACTGCTACCGTTGGTTCATTGGCTGAATCAGTTGGTCGGCTGCATGAGGATTTCCAGAAGGGCATCTCAGGTGTCTACCAAAAAATCGATAGCTTCAACGAGCGGATGTTTACCTATGGTAGGCCCAATTGGGGAGTCGTGCTGATGGGCATAGCTGCACTGGCAGCATTCATTGTGCTGCACACCCAGCCGATCAAGGAGCAATCGGAGAAGAATAATGTCCTGCTGATGGAGAGACTGAAGCAGCTGCCAGATGATTATTATCAATTTGGAAACAATTCAGCCAAGGTAGAACATTTGGAAACGCATGCACAGCATAGCGGAGAATCTATTATACAGCTTAGGGCTGAACTGAAAGCAGTGCAGCAGCATGTAAGCGATTTGGAAGTATGGCTCGAAGCTGTTGATAAGGGTGGGAGCAGAAAATGGATTGGTGAAAATGATAACCCAGAATAAAAATTTAAGGAGATAAAAACATGACTTGTACTGAAGAACAAATTAACAGTCTGATTCAGGCACTCAGTTGCAGCAAGCCGGGATACTGCCCACCGTGCGTTTCCACTTTGGAGACGGCACTGGAAGCATTGATCACATCAAATACGTCACGAATAGAGACGCTTGAGGACGAGATTGTCACAGGATCTGCAACACTGGATTTCCCGTCCATTGCTGCTGATGATGAGGACGAACTGACAATTACCGTGACGGGTGCAACAGTTGGATCTGCTGTGGTCCTTGGTCCTCCAAGTGGCATCGAGGCAGGTCTTGTATGGTGTGGATATGTCAGTGCCCTGAATACGGTGACCGTAAGGGTACGCAACACCACTGCTGGTGCCATCGATCCTGCCAGTGCAACTTGGAAAGCAGCTGTAATTGTAATTTAATAAGGAGGAAAAAATATGTCTTATAAACCAAGAGAATCTGATGGTTCTAATTTGAACAGATTAATCACGTCACTGGGTGACAATCCCGTGCAGGGAAGTCAAAACGTGATTCAATCTAATATAATCAAATCGATGTGGAACCTCAAACGCCAGATCGATGAAAACACGTCTGGTCTTGGTGATAAGATACCTGACCAGATTAATGCTGTCTACGTCAGTAAGGCAGGGAATGACAGTGATGATGGTCTAACACAGGCAAAGCCAAAGCTGACGATTGCTAGTGCCAAGACGGCATCGGATGCCATGTCTGCTCCAGTGGCTATTATTGTGCTGGATGCAGGGGTGTACACGGAGAATGTTGTCCTTCCGTCAAACATTCATTTGTTCGCACCGATGGCAAGCTTGGCTGGATCGATCACAATGGGAGGTGTGTCCTCAGTAGTGCTGGACAAACATTATGCCTCTGTTAGTGGGCAGACCATGGTGGACAGGACAGATAATGGTGCTGGTCTTGCAACTTATTGTGTAAATGAAATGGATGGTCGTGGTATTGCAGCAGGGTTTGATAATGTTTCCTGTATTTATCCAGCTGGCACGGGTTCTCTATTTGTTCAGGCCAGAAGAATTATCGTAACTTCCACAACTGGATGGGCTATTACAGACGAAACAACTGGATGTAACATCAATTTCGATATTGGTGAAATCGCACTTGTCGGTGTTGGTTCAAACGGTATTCGTTCAGACGGTGACAGTAGTTCTATCATTGGCAGGGTAGGTACGATCTCTGGTGCCAGTGGTATTGCCATCTATGCTAATTCACAAGCAAGCATACAAGTTGTGGCAAATGCCATAGCTGGTGCTACGTCCTTCTGGGTAGCAGATGCAGCTAATCAGTTGCAGGTTATCTGTGGTGCTGTTGATGGGGCAAGGGCTGGCAGTTTCGAGCCATTTCTTGAGTTGAGTGGTGATACCGTCCTGAAGGCACGACCAATTACTGAGTCTGGTACGACCCGTACCCTGTCATTCTATGACCTGAACAAATACATCAGGTGTACGAATGCTGGTGCAGTGGTTGTCACCGTCCCAACTGGGTTGGTTACAGGATTCCAGACTACGGTCTGGGCAAATGGTGCTGGTGGTGTGACCATCCGTGGTGCAAACACAGTTACCCTAAACGGCAACACCGAAGCAGGTGGTGGCGAATCTGATGTGGCAGTTGCCCAATACAAGGCAGTGACAATTGTTAGCAATGGTTCCAATAATTATGATGTGATAGGGGGATAACATGTTGACACGATTTGACAATCCACGGTTCAGGAAACCACAACCATTCCGTGATAAGCGTGGCTTTATTGTCATGCCGGGGATACTATGCCAAGGGGGTGGGATTGCGTTTGATCCATGGGCAGAAGATACTGCCAATGGCTGGACATCTTTTACAGCAAGTGGTTCAGACGGGTTCACGGGAACCAGTGATGGATCGTCTGTCACAATTGTACCACAGGATTATTCTGCTGATTTGGCAGATAGTTATGTTCAATTTGAGTTCACGGTTGATCAGATAGATGGTGGAGTGCTTGAATTTTCATTAGACAACAGTGGAACCGTAGGCCAATCTGACGGTCAATCAGGGTCAATCGAGAAGATTACAGGTGGTGCTAAGTCTGGTTCGAGTGCAATCTTTACATCAACTGGCAGTAAGGTTGTGCTGATTAAGGGTGGTAATAATGATGGAAATAACATCAGGCCAAAGTTTAAATATAATTCGTCTGGTGATACGGTGATTATATCAGGGTTCGTTGGTTTGCCAACCGACTACACTGCTGGCGAATACTTGGATAGCTATGCATCAGCATTGCCCGAACACATATATTCCATGCGATATGTTACTTTGGCAGCAGCAGCAGCAGCGGGTGCTGTCATTCGGGTACAACGTAGTTCTGATAGCACTGAAGCTGACTTCACCCCGGCAGAAATTGCCGATGGAACAATGTTGGCATGGGTTGGAACTGGTGGTACAGATAACGGTCGAATCATGGATTGGTACGATCAGGGTTCTGGTGCATCTAATTTCACAACTGCAACATTTAGCAGGGCAGCAAGAATAGTAAATGCTGGCGTACAGGTACTGACAACAAATGGCAATCCTGCCTGTTCTGGTTCACAAGCTGCCAATGATTGTTATATGGGTGCTGGTTCCCAGACAATAGGTGCTAATTATACAGCTATGTTCGCATCTGAAACCAATGATTTCATAGGGGCAACCCCAGCATTTGGTGCGTGGCTGCATGTCAATGAAGGTTCATTGTCTGTTGGTAGAAATGGATGTGAATTGCAATATAATGCTGGAGGTACAAAAACTGGTAGGTTTATGTTTGGTAAGTCTTTCCAGAGGATCACCACCGTTATTCGCAATGGCACTACTGGGTATGGTTGGTCAAACAATGTTGCCATATCCACCCAAGCAGGACTAAGTTCAACAACTGGTGCAGCAAGCATGATTCTTGGTGGTCGAGGTGGTGGAAATCTGGGTGCTGAAAACTCAAATGAAGCATGGTCTGAAATCCTAGTATGGAAGACAACGGACAGGGAATCGGCTGGGGATAGGTCTGCTATTGATTCGTATATGCAACGTGCGTGGACTGATACAGCGATTCGCACATGGGTAATTTATGGAACGATATGGGATGAGTGTGCAGGGTATAACTGGTCTAGTTATAGTACGAATAATGGATACTCAACTCAATTTTCATCGGCAGTATCTGATGGTTCTTCAAGAATGTGTGTCCCTGAAGACCTTAAATCTCAGGTTGCCAACCAAACTATCAGGGTAACATTCAATGTACAGACATTATCAGCAGGAACACTCGTCTTCAATATGGAAGAAGAGGCAGATTTCAACGGTGATGGTACAGTTCTTGGAACAATGTCTAATGAGTCTGGCGGTACATTAAACGGTAACACGCTTGAAATTACCGCAACAGGTGACTGTTCGGTAGACATTGCGATAGGTTCTGTGACTGATAATGCCTACCCGAAATTTACCTTGAATACAGCTACTGCAACTGTGTCAGTTCGGTATTTCAAGATGGAAGTATTGTAACATGGGATATAAACCAAGAGAATCGACTGGATTAAATCTTCAAGCCTTAATCAGAGATTTGGGAGATGTGCCGCAAGTCGGTGGACAGAACGAGTTCAATTCCAATCTTGTGAAGGGTTTGTGGAACCTGAAGGCAAGGAGTGATGAGAATGCAGCAGCAGCTGCACAGGCAGCAGTGACATCCACATTCCCTGAAGAAACCCAAACCTTCTGGGTCAGCGGTGTAGGTGATGATACCAATATTGGAACTCGTCCTGATGCACCGTTAAAGACATTGGCAGCTGCAACTGCAAAGTGCAGTGCCAGTACACGGGATCTGATTATCGTTACGGGCACTTGGTTTTTTCAAGAGGATGTAGTGCTGCCATCATATACGCAATTGATTGGATCTCAGATGGGGTTGCAGGGAACGATTAAGGTTGGTCGTTGGTGTGTCATTGATATTGATCGTCACTATGCCAGTGCCACCAACTCGATCATGGTGGAAAATACCACTACTGAATTAGCTGACTTCAACTATTACCGTTGTAATTATGTTTATAATAATTACGGAGGATTTACTGGAGTCACGACATTTGGTGTGAACCTTGCCAGTGGAAGCTATACACCATGGTGGGATATTGAAATCTCATATGTCACTATTAGTAGTGGTGGCAGTATGTTTTCAGATTCTGGAAACACTGTTGGGATACAGGTTCAAAGGTGTTGGATTACTGAGGCTTATAATGCATACACACCTTCTGAGTTTATTTCGCTCACCACAGGTTTCAGTACTGTGCATGTGGACATCGGTGAACTTACTGGAGGTGGCAAGTTCATGGTTCTGACAGGTGCAGCTACGGTATGGGTGAGGGCAAAGTCACTGTTTCCCGGTGTACTGTACGATGCCACAGCTGCAAATATAATTCACTTGGATGTCCTGTATCTCAGTCAGTTCGCTGACCGAATTGGTGATCCAAAGCTTTTTGAACAATCCAATGAAACCGTAAAGCATAACGAACCATCCACTGTACAAGACAAGACATCGAGTTTCCAAATATCCAAAACTTCACCATTAGGTGGCACAGGATATGGATTCTATGTGGCAAACTCAGCTGGTGCGATCATCGTTACCATTCCCGATGACTCTGCATTTGATTCACCATACCTGATAGGATTTGAAACAGAGGTCTGGCACAAGGGTGCTGGGACAGTAACTGCACGGGGAGGAACTGGCGTGACACTCAATGGCAACACTGAGGCTGGAGGTGGTGAATCTGACGTAGTCAGTGGAGGACAGAACACTTTAATGCGGATAAAGAAAATTGCTGCCCTTGAATGGGTGGTCATCAAGTAATGTCATATAAACCAAGACAGTCAGATGGTTCCAACATCATGGAACTTATCGATAAGCTGGGAAGCAATCCTCCAGCCGAACGACAGGTTCCAGTTATAACCAATATCATTCGTGCCCTATACAATTTCGACAGGGTTTTCGATGACATTGGTGGTCCTCCCATACTGTACTTCGTTTCCAGCGATTACACGGCAACAGACAATGATCTTATCGTTATCAGGAACCTAACATCAGACATCACCATTACGCTTCCAGAGTCTGGCAGCATCTACATCAAGAGGATGGATGATTCAAATTACACCGTAACAATCAATGGCACCATCGATGGTGAGACTGGAGTGATCCTTGACTACCGTGACGGGATGCATCTGGTCGGTTCCAGCAATCAATTCTTCTTTGTATAGGGTAAACCATGTCATATAAATTCAGTCCAAACAGTTTCGTTGATCTCAACAATAGCACCTCAGCAAATCTTGGGATAGGTGGGGTATTCACTGGTACATCTACTGACATCAAAAATGTCAGCAGCGTAGCTGTCAGTGTGCAGTCGGATGTTGCTAGTGCAGTGGACGGTTTGAGCATCCAGCAAAGTGCAGATAATAACCATTGGCACTGGATTGATGTCTATTGTATAAAAGCAGGTGCAGCCAAGGTATTCACAATCCCACCCCACCTGAGGTATTTCCGTATCGTATACACCAACGGTGCAGTTGCCACTACTGACTTTGAGATAAGCGTCATCATGAAGGGCAGCGTGATGACCCCATCAGGTCACAGGATACAAGATGCTATCACAGACGATGACGATGCCCAGTTGGTGAAATCAATCCTGACTGGCAAGCAGGATAACGGAAACTTTGACAATGCCAGCCTCACAAATCGTGGAAACTTCAAGGTTGCCGTGCAGGAGTATGGTGACACCCCATCCATTGATGCGTTCGATAGGTTGAGGGTATCTGAGAACTTCACGATCTTTGATTCCAAGCAGCTGCACGATAAGCAACCCTTGTTCTGGGATGAGTCATTGGGTGGCAGTGCCACATCCGTGCACTCTATTGTAAATGCTGACGTAAGATTGACGCTGACTGCCAATGCTGCCGACTTCGCTATTCGCCAGACAAAGCAACGGTTCAATTATCAGCCGGGGAAATCCCAGTTGATATTCATGACGTTTGCCAGTCCACAGGTTTCTGGAATGACTAAACGTATCGGGTACTTTGATGGTACTGGTGCGAATAACCTCACACCAAACAATGGCATCTTCTTTCAATGCGATGGCACTATCTCGTGGAATATAGCCAAGAACGGATCAACCACAGAGACTGTGACACAAGCAAATTGGAATGTCGATCCAATGGATGGGACTGGTCCAAGTGAGAAGACGCTTGATATGGATGCACCACAGATTGCAATCATCGACTTTGAATGGCTGGGCATAGGACGTGTCCGTGTCGGATTTGTAATCGATGGGATCATCTATTATGTCCACTATTTCAACCACGCAAATGACAGTTCATTCCCAACGGTGTACATGTCCTCCCCCAATTTGCCGTTGCGTTATGACGTGCAGACTGACGGGACCAACGGTGGTTACCTTGACCACATCTGTTCCAGCGTCATCTCTGAGGGTGGATTGCAGGAAACAGGAATCCTGCGTGGGGTAGATAGCGGTGATGCCCTGATTACTGGATATGCCAGCCCAGCAGTTGGTGATACTTATGCCCTGTTGGGTCTGCGATTGAAGGCAGCGTATGCTGATGTTACCGTCATTCCACAGGGGGTCCGTGTGGTGTGTGGTTCCTCAGATACCTTTAAGTGGTCGTTACATCTCAACCCAACTGTGTCTGGTGCATTCGCCTATAACAGCTTGGTCAACAGTTCGCTCGAATATGCCCGTGGTGTGGTGGCAACCACGATCACAGGGGTTGGCACGGTGCTGGCATACGGTGGTGCGTCAGGGGATACGGGTGTTTCTGCTGATGAGTTGAAGACTGCACTACGCTTAGGGTCAACCATAGCTGGTGTTCAGGATGAACTTGTACTGGGCCTGACACCGCTCACAACGAATTTGTCGCAGTGGTCGGCAATCAACTTCAGGGAACTACTCTAATGGCATGTGCAGGGTGCAAGAAAGCGGCTGAGATCAACAAGCTGGCAATGGCAGCAGGTGCCTTCAAGGCAGCAGGACGTGCAGTTCGTGCAAAGATCAATGGCAAGCCTGTATTCTCAGCAGCACAAATGGTTATGGAGAGAATGAAGATTTGCAATGATTGCCCAGACAATAAGTACATCAGGGAACAGGACAGGTGTGCGGTTTGTGGATGCTTTTTGCTAAAAAGTATTTTAGGTGCTCCCGGCAAAGTCACCCTCGCACAGGAGAAATGCCCAAGAGGTCATTGGTAATAACATTCATCATGGAAACTTTATGATATAATCCACACGACAGGACAAAAAAATGAAAGAAATTGATCTAGGATATAAGTATGACGAGCCAAAGGTGGAAGTCGAAATCGAATCAGAACCAGAAGTCTGTTACCCGTCCCTGTATGTGAGTAACATGAGTGAAAGCGATGGAAAGGACATCGATGAGGAATTCTACGCAAAGGTAAAACTCTGCAAGAAATCCGTCAGGAAGACCAAAAGGGGTTATGACTGCGAGTATGAGGTGAAGTCCCTTGCACCCATGCCCAGCAAACAAGAGATGAAGTCTTTTGCTGAGATGCTCGATGAGGAGATGGAGGGTTAACCAATGTTAGTAAGCGAAGTATGGTCTGCTGCCAAGAGCAGTAGGGGATATGGCTCATGCAGCAACGACAAGCTGTATGATGCTATCACTGAAGCTGTGACCATTCTCTCCGACAAGGGAGACTGGGACTGGATGGTAGGGCATATGACGCTTTGTGCATTCGATGGTTATATTGTCCTGCCAAGGGAAGTGGAAAAGATCATGGGTGCCAACGTGAACGGTTATCCGACATGGGCACGGGACAAATGGTATGTCCACCACATCAACGGCATAGGTGAATACAGCAGGATAGATGCCTTCATGAACTTTCATGACGAATGTGGAGAGGTATCTACCTTCAGGGCAGTTCCAGAACCATCGTTCCTGCTGGGTGTACCAGAGGATGAGTCCGACAACGGTCAGGAAATGATCGTGCAGGGATATGACTGGACCGACAGGGAATTGCACCACATCGATCCCACGTCAGGGAAGCAGGTTAAGGGCATCAGGGTGCCGATCAGCACCGCAGCTGTGCCGGGGCACAAGGACGACATTGTCGTGAAGACAGTCACCCGTGTCATCAAGCCACAGACAGCTGGCATGGTAGCACTCTGGGCAGTGCCTCAGTGCTGGACTGCTGGCACCAGTGAGGCAACCATGATCGGGAATTATTATCCCGATGAGGTGGCACCACGTTACCGCAAATACAGGTTCCCCAAGGAATCCTGCCTGAATATCCACTATCGCAGGAAGAACCTGAGGTTCCAGAGTCAGAATGATTTCATCCCATTCGATAACGTGACGGCATTGCTGCTCATGCTCAAGGCAGTCAGGCATTATCATGAGGCAAACATCGGCAACGGGCAACCGTTGGAAGACAAGGCAGTGGATCTGCTCAGGTCAGCTGAAGCTGCCAAGAAGGCACGGGATGATATCGGACCACAAATCATGGACTTCTCATCTGACAACAGTGAAAGGCTGAGGTCAGGCAGTGGAGGTCGATCAAGTACAGGGAGTTGCTGCTGCTAATGCCAGAAGGAATTGGAAATATCGGGCAATGGATTGGAATGAACTCTGGGGTAGATCCAGAGTCGTTGCCAACCAATGTCTTGTGGCAAGCAATGAACACCATCAGCAGGGGTGGTGTAATCCGTACCCGTCCCGGCTACGGTTCAATTTACAACGCACCATCAGGTTGGCCCCAAGGATGCACCTTCTTTACTACGTCCGATAAGAAGTACTACTTTGTCTTTGCAGTGAACGGATATGTGTATGCATCAGAGTATCCGTTCAAAGAATATTTCGCATTAGGAGGAATCCGTTTCTCCCCACGAAGTCTGCATATCAATTTTGAGTTGTGCCAGCAGACCACAACTTATGACGAGGATGGCAACTTTGAGTTCCTTGCCAAACCTCAGAACATTTTGGTGATGCAGGATGGAAGAACCAAAGCAGCCTACTGGGATGGTACTGTTGCCAGACATCTTAATCCAGTGAAGAGTTCTGGTGAGTTCACCGAAGTTGGATTCGATGAGACACCGATGGGTCTTTGGATGGTCTGGGCAAACGATAGGCTTTGGGTCTTCCGTGATAACATGGGCTTCGCCTCTGATATTGGTAATCCCTTGAAGTTTACTGAGACACAATATCTGAGCGAAGCCCGTGCATTCCTTTTCCCCGGTGACGTGACGGGTGCCGTCCAGCCCTACGCCAGAAGTCCACTCATTGTGTTCACCTCCAGCACAAAGACCTACCTACAGGCACAGATCCGTGACCGTACTACATGGGCTGAGACACCCGACTTCCAGACCACCGAATACAACCTTGGATGCGTCAGTGGCAAGTCCATTGTGAAGTCGTTCGGTGAAACATGGTGGTTCTCTGAATACGGTGTAGTAAACCTCGATTACGCAATGCAGTTCGAGCAGTCATCCAAGTTCCAGTACATGGACAACGAGATGGCAGTATCGAAGGCATACCTGTCACCCACCTTGAGTCGTGTGTGTGCTGCATCGTATGAGAACTACATGCTGTTCTCCGTGCCATCTGGTCATATCTATAACAGGCATACATGGGTGCTTGACCAGATGAATACTCCACGGGGAGTATCGGCATGGGATAGTTTCTGGACAGGCATCAGACCAGTGGACTGGGCATCGGCAAACATCGATGGACAGCAACGGGTATTTGCCCTGTCATATGACAGTGACGGTGTCTCCCGTATATGGGAGGCATTCTCAGGACAGAACAACGATAACGGTTGTCCTATCCTATGCCACATCGAGACAGGCAGGTACAACAATGGCAGCAAGACCCTGAAGAAATTCAGGAACTCACGCCTGTTCCTCGATGGTCTTGTCGGAGACAGTTACCTATCTGCACGGGTGGCATCGGAACACGGTCCATACAATGAGATCCTGAACCGCAAGTTCGTGGTGACAGAAGGATCGATTGCTGATGGGTACACGGACGATATCGTAGACTTTTTGCCCCAGAACAGGAGACTCAATACTGAGTATCTTGTTATTGATTCAAGTGGTTGTAACGAATGCAGTGTAGAGATAGGCGAACCACATGATCTGGGCACGGCATTCAGTCATCAGTTTATCTGGTTGGGAGATCTTGGCATTCAAGGATTCCAGATGATCATGGTTGAAGAACCAGTCCCGACTGATTACGAGCCAGACTGTCAGGATGATGAGGTTGGACCAAAGATTGTCACAGCAGCTGGGACTGAATCAGATGACAGGGACAATATTCCAGAATGTGCGACAGAATATGAGAGCACACAGGAAGCAAGTACGGTCTGTCCAGTTGATGAGAACATCACTGGTTATGCTGAGGTGACGAGGAGCAATCCGATCAGTCAGGATGCAGCTGATGCACAGGCAGCGTGTGCTGCTGAAACGGAAGCTGATGCCACAATGTACCAGTGCGATGATCAGGGCACTGGGGTGGATCTCCCCGGTGAGCAGGATTGTAATCCTACAGAAGTAGCAGGTCCACCACTTGGTCCATGCTGTCCAACTGCTGTAGTCGATTACTATTACAATGATGGTTCGCAGGTAATGCGGTTCAATTCAGATCAGGCCAATCGTGAGATGCCACAGTTCTGTGATTTCTTAACTAACCAGCTGACATGGGGTATGTGCTGGTGGACGCAGATCACTGAACTTGGAACCATCTGGGAATGGAATTACCAGATCAAGTGGTTGGGTGTTGATTACTGGGGATACCATCGCATCTATCATGATGGCACGGGATGGTTCTCAGAGATGATCCTTATTGGTGATCCAGCTGATCCGTTCCTGCCAAACCAGTTGATCAAGGAAAAGGTAGCAATTCCAACGCTGCCAGCAGTACCTGATAACAACTGTTATCATATTGGCATTAAGAGTAGCCACAACCCTGTGCAACCATTGTTCAGTATGACAAACCAAATCAGAGTCAATGGTGTTGGATATTCCAATAGTACCGTATCACCATTGACCCGTGGTTTGCGGAAGACTGGATTTACCGATTCAACTGTCTGGCGACCCAATGATGCTCGTGGTTCACTGATCTGGAATGGACGTACAGAGAAAGGAACTGGAAGAATATCAGGATCAATAGGGCAGTTGTGCATTTGGACAGATCCAACATATAGTGGCGTACAACCTATCCATGTAGAGGACTTTGATAACATCTACAATAGCTGCAATGGTCTGGCCTATTCACAATTCCCATTTACAGCTAAAACATTCGCTGCTGGCAACTTGGATGCCCTGCTGTATGGATACTATGACTTTGGCGATTTAACAAACTTCCCGAAATTCTATAATGCTGCACCACTGTCTGATGGTCAGGACTTTATCGAGATGGCAGCAGATGAAGCATCTGGACCTGAAGACACATTAGTAGTTGTACCATAATGCCTGATTTCATTCACAGTCTAAACGTCAAAACTAGGGCAATTGCTCCTGAGTATAATTCTCAGTGGTATGACCGTGTGCTCGTGTTTCAGAGAGTGCCTGATGGAATAGACTGGTTGGACCTTGGTTATCCATACAGCATGTCCGACAAGAAGGTTGTTGATGGACCTTACCAGCTTGACGGTGAAGTTAATCCATGTGCCCTGCTGACCATCGCAGGTGATGTCATGTTCGGAATTGATGGAGATTATTTAAGGAGAATACAAGCATGAGTAATCAGTTTAATACATTTGATACTTCACTCACGCCACTGCTTGCAGATTTCATTGTAGGCTATGGGCTAATCGGTGCTGTTGAGATCGAGAAGAGGTGGACGATATCAGAACTGAATGATCTGTTGGGAACCAACATCAACGTCACTGAATTGCACCGTGCAGCCGACAATTATCTGACGGTGACTGGAACTGGTGCAGGTGGTGGACAGGTAACTATTGCACCAGCTGGTGCTGATGCAAATATCGATCTGATTGTTGGTGCAAAGGGTGCTGGGACAGTCACATTTGCTGGCAGCTTAACGATTGCTGCCGACTTGAATCTTGGTGGATTCGACCTGAACACCCAGACGGGTGACGTAAACACTGCTGGAGGTGCTATCAATACAGCTGGTGGCAACGTCTCTCTGGCTGCTGGCAGTCTTTCGTTCACTTCAGGCAGTATCACTATGACCTCAGGTGACATAACCCTCTCAGGAGGGGATATCAATATGTCAGCAGGGGGAACCATCGATGTTGCTGGTGGCAGTTTGCTGACTGATAACCTTGCAGTATCGTTGGCTGCATTCATTACGGTTGCGAGTGATATGGCAGTTGGTGTTGGTGGTGCGAATAAGGTGCTGTCAACGGCACAGGTGACAGGGAACAAAGATGCCCCCGGTGCAGGTAACGAACCACCTGATCTGGTCCTCAACGGTATTGTCGAACTCGATGATGAAATTTTTGTCCGTGATAAGGCATACTTTGACAATGATGTCATGACTCTGTCATATCTCAGGGCATCAGCCAGTGTGGGACTTACAGCTGATGTGTCATCGGTTCAGGGTGGTGGACTTATCACAACTGAATTCAACCAGTACAGCACTGTAGCCAATATCGGAGACTGTGCCACACTACCTGTCTTGGCACCTGAAGGTTATTCCTTGGCATATCGTTACCCGTATCTGCATATCATTGTCAGGAATGATGGTGCCAATGCAATGGATGTATTCCCGAATACAAGTGGAACGATTAACGGTGGTGCAGCAGATGCAGCAGTATCTGTAGCAGCTGGAGCACAGGCACATTTTTATGGCAAGGACATCGGTGGTGTAGATACATGGTTCACCGCATAATGGAGAGATAGAAAATGGCATCAGAATTAGTACAACTTTTAGTTCAGATCGGGACGCTGCCACCTAAGCCAGCTAACGAATCAAGACAGCAGTATGCTGAGGCAATTGCTGAACGGTTGCTGGTATACCTGCCATCGACCAACATGACATTCAACATCGGTGGATCTAAGCCGACATCCGATGAAGGTCCATGGTTCAAGGAGGTGACCGATCCCAAGTCAGGCAATGCCAGCTACGAGTTGTGGGTATGGTCATCGACTGCTGCCGACTACGTCCTGCTGACCTTGAATCAGGCACAGCTGAGATACTATTATGGGACAGCAGCACCCAGTCAGGCAATCTATGATGTCTGGGTGCAGGTGAACAGTGCTGGTCAACCACTGGGTGTACTCACCTACAACACGACAACTGCTGCATGGGAACCCGTGTCTTATACCCCAACTGAGATCGATGATTTCTTTGAGGGTGAAACTGGTGGTGGCAAGAAACAGGTGGACTGGTCAAGCCTGACCAATGTACCTGCGAGTGCATCGTTTGTGCCACGGTCAGTGACTGGAGCACTGGCAGTTGGTGATGCAGAATATGACTGGGAACAGGTTTACCATACGGACATCGGTGCCATGGTTGTGTATGATCCTATCAGTGCGGTGTGGAAGACCGTTGATGGAGTGATAGGGGATCTAAAGTTTGTGAGCGGTGCGTTGCTGGGTACAACAGGAGACTTTGCAGCTGCTACGTTCAATACTGTGCTGGGGAAGAATCCCGGCTGGGCACTGGATACCGTATCACAAGGAAGGGTGCTTGTGGGTGCTGATCCGACAGATCCATGGGATGCCCTGACACCTGCATCGTTCAAAGATCCCGGCACCACGCACGGTGCTGATGACTTCATCATGACCACTGGACAGCTGGCACAGCACAATCACACGCTGCCAACCGACACGGGTGGAACTGTTGATCTGCAAACACTCACACCGACACCGAATGTCGATGAAAAACCAACTGGATCATTCACTGGTGATGAAGGTAATAGTGACCCGATCAGCTTGGTACAGAAATCAATTGCATATTACTGTTTAAGGAAGACTTTATAAGGAGAATTAATTATGCCGGGAATGAATCTACCAGATAATATGCCCTTATCAAGAGGGAGAGTTGGCAAACGGACTGGTCTTGGAACAATAGATCCAGCATCAGCAACAGGTGTTGGATTGAAACAGTTAGGCGAAGAGTACTTAGGACTAGGACTTGAGCAGAGGTTAAACAGACTGAACAGACCAAGTTCAACAATCAGTACACCGACTGCCTACGGAACCCGTGAACAGTACACCCCCGGTGTTTCATTCACGAGCAATGATCCATTGCAAGGGACTATTTTCGAGGAGGGTGCGTTTGCTGGTCTTGATCCTTTGGGCATATTCGATGTTCCCCAGATCGGTGTGGATATAGAACGCATTGATCCGCAGTACTTGTCAGATGCAGTTGCTGCACAGGCACGAAGAAATGCGTTTGCAAGTGCAGCCTTGGAAAGGGAACTTGAACCCTTCACGGCACAGGCACGGCAGACTGCAATGCAGCAGCTGCTGGGACAGGTTGAGGGTGGCATGGGTCTTGGTACAGATGTCGAGCGTATGCTCATGGAAGCAGGTGCTGGTATCGATATGCCAGAACTCCAGCAGAGTGAACTTCTTAATCGGGCACGGGAAGAAGCACTCAGGGAACTGGAACTGGGTTACGCACTACCAAGGGATGTACAGAATCTAGTCATGCGTACAGCAGCTGGCAGGACATCTGGTGCTGGCACAATGGGATCTCTTGGCAGGGATGTAGCTGCACGGGATCTTGGACTTACCAGTCTGGATCTGTTTGACCGCAGGATGGACAGGGCAGCTGGTCTTGGATACCAGCAGGAACAGACCAATATCGGACAGCAGGGACTGGCAGCTAATATTGCCCAGCAGAACAGGGCAATGCAGATGCAAGCTGGTGGTGCACTGGGTAACTTGCGTCAGGCACAACAGGGCAACCTGTTAGCGGCTAATCAATTGTTGCAGGGAATCGAGCAACCTGTGGCTGGGCTTGATCCCGGTGATCTTGCCTCGTACATGGTCGGAGATGTCAACCTCCGCAACCAGCTGATCAATCAGGCTAACGTGGCACAGTTGAATGCAGCCACAGGTGCCAAGAGTTCACAGCTTGGTCTGATGGGTGATGTTTTCCAAGGATTGTCAGGACTGTTTGGCATGTGCTGGATTGCACAGGAAGTCTATCAGGACGACACATGGCTTGACTTCCAGAACTGGATGTTCACCCGTGCAGATAACGACCTGTTCAACTGGTATGCAAATCACGGTTGGGAATTTGCCCAGCATCTCAAGGAAAACCCAGTAACAAAACCACTGATTAAATGGTGGATGGATAGGAAGATTGCTGAAGTAGCATAAGGAGAAACATCATGGCTATTCAAACAGGAGGATATAGATTAAGCACAATGCCACGGGTCAACGTGGACTTTCGTGTGCAACCAATCGACTTGAGTGGTCTTGGTGCTGGATTCCGTGGTGGGATGCAGCAGATCGGTGCTGGCATCAAGGAACGCAGGGAAAAGGACAGACAGGGAAGGATTCGTCTCGCTGCTCTTGGTGATCCAGATGCCATGGCATCATTGAGCGATGCTGATAAGGGATTCGCTCAGGAGATGATGATCGAGATCGAACGCAAAAGATTGCAGAACGAATTGTTCGAGGCACAGATTGCAGAAGCAAAAGAAGCAATTGGTGAAAAAGGACGAGAACGAGCAGTGGAAGAAAAAACTGAAAGAGATACTGGTAGAATTGGAATCAATCCAGATACAGGTCGAATCGATTTCGTTCCATTTGATTATGGGACAACAATGACCGAAGGCACTGAGGAAGAAAAGCGTATAGCTGGAGAAACATTAGGGCGTCTAGAAAAGA